CAGTGACACTTAATACATTACCAGCAGATGCTAACCAACTCACATTGCCTGCGCCGTCAGTTGTTAGAATTGTGTTTACAGCACCATCTGCGGCTGGGAATGTATAGTTAGGAAATTGTGTGCTACCATCATCAACAAAATACCAACCGTTTGAATTGACAGTAATAACAGCAAGTCCATTTGGATAAGATACATTCTCATTGAGGCCTAAACTGGCCTTGTTACCTGGTTGTGTGGTAACATTAATGTTGTCAGTTTTTGCTCTAACTTCATCAGTAAAAACAAGATCAGCAGTGACCGTGTTAAATATCACACTACTGGTTGTATCAATATCTTGTGGCAAACTCAGTGTGACAGCACCTGTAGGGCTTGAAGCAATAACTTGATTTGCTGTGCCAGTAATACTGGTCACACCACCTGCAACAGCCGCATCAACATAAGTTTTAGTTGTCAAGTCAGTGCCAATAGTAGGTCCTGCTGGATTTATTGTTGCGTATAAATTTGTATCATCAACAAACGAAATGCTTTTGTTGGTAGGACCAAGCACACCAGCAATGTATTCACCAGTTAAGAAACGGAATGTGTTTGATAACGCACTACCACGAGCACCCATTTGCAAAAATTCTGCATTTAGATTATCACTTGAATTGAGAACGCTGAACAAGCCTTGTGCTGAAGAACCTGTGTTGGGAGCCGCCACACGCAGGCCACTGGTGTTGCCAGTTGTGCTTTGAATAGTAGGACGGTTAAAACGGCTGTTGGCTTCTGAGTATAAGAAACTTGTGCCTTGTGCAAGGTTAATGTCTGTGCCATCAACAGTCAAGTCACCATCAATCTGTAAATCACCTGCGTTGTTCAACGACATTTTAGTGGTAGCGGCTGCACCTGCTGTCATTAGACCAAAACTCATTGAGAAGTCTTCGCTGGTAGGCGTTACATCTGTGCTGACAACACTGATAAAACCTGCTCGTTCAGTGTTGCCAGGTGCTGTTTCAACTTCAAATTCTAAACTGTTACCAAAGCCCGCCGCTGGAGTGCCTGAACTTTGAACACTCAATGCTAAACTTCTAACAGCAACATTGGTGTTAGCAGTGGTTCTAGTTATTGATGTTGGTGCTGTGGTGCCACTGGTGATCTCCACACCATTTGATCCTGTGGCAGTGATAGCAAGATCGCCTGAGGTTGTCGTGATTGTATTATCTGTGGCTACACCAATTGTGATGTTGCCAAAATCAGCACCTGGTGCTGTTACTGTTCCACCTGCTGTTAGCGCATTGTTTATAGTGGTAGTGCCTGTGGCCGCACCAATGTTCATTGAGGTGGCCGCAAGTCCTAAATTGATAGTTGTTGCGTTGGCAGGGAAAATATTGCCTGTAGTGGCTGTGGTAAGAATGTTGCCTGATAACACATATAGATCGCCACGAACTACTACATTGCCTGAGCTGTCTGGAATAGGCGTACTGGCCTCACCATACAAACTGGTTGAGTTACCTGAATTACTTGATGTTGACATTGTCTTTGATCCTTATTTGATTGAGTATTGACGATACTGTCTAGGTTGCCATACGCTGGTTAATCTAGTGTGTCCACCTGACCACTTACCTAAACTATTCTGATCATTAACTACATTCCAGGCCATATCAAATTTGGTTTGATATACTGCGGCATCTGTGTCATTGTGACGCTTGATGTAATATTCGCGTAGTGTAGCGTAAACATATCCTTCAGGCCATGTTTGTAGCACTGCATTGCTTTGAACTGTTAAACCAGTTTGTGTAATACCTGTAACTGTGCCTGCTGTGGGAGTAGTTCCACCTGTTGTGGTGGCTGTGATTGAAGTTGAACCTATAATACTTGTTACTGTGGTAACACCAGCTGTGCTACCAAAACTACCTGTGCCTGCTGTGGCATAAATTTCGTCACCAACTTCTAAGTCACCAACACTGGTCATATTGGTAATGGTAAAGTTAAAAGGACCAGCACCTGAGATTGAGCCCACTGTGCCTGTTACACTGATAACTTCATCTGTAACAGGTGCAAACAACAAGGGCCACGCCTTGTAGTAATACAAGTTGATCAAGTCGCCTTCAGCAACATAAGGTAAAAATTGATAGTTGCTATAAACTTCACTAAATTTACCACGGATAACTGCTGGCACATTAACTGGTTGCAAATATAATTGTGCAATCATGCCTTGTGTGATAATGTCACGATCACCAATACGATCATAAACAATCCAAGGTCCTGTTTGACTTGCACTATTGCCAGTTGTGGCAAATGTCAATGTGCCTGATACTGTGCCTGAGTTGGCCACACTTAGGGTCATGGTAGCACCTGAAATACCTGTGCTGACATTGGTAATGGTAGCACCTGAACCAATACCAGTACCTGTTACACTCATGTTATTTTGTAATGATTGTGCTGGTGTGCTGGTAAGCAAAATAGTTGTTTGACCACTTGTGCCTGTGGCTGTTGCAGTTGTGCTAACTTGCTGTCCTTGCTTGAAGAACAAAATTGGCTTGTTCATATCACCAGGGATTGGAATGCGTCCATTGGCATCAGCAACACCAATGTTTTCTACAGCATAAGGATCTGATCGTAGTGCTGGCAGTTCAATGTTACGCATGGACATCTCTGCCATAAAGATACATTGCTTAACTTCTGTGTCATTAGTTGATCCAGTAAAGTCTTTGATGAACTCTACCAGTGCATCACCTGTTGGAATAATAAACATTTTTTAATGTCCCTTGAAAAATTTAGTTTCGCCTACTTTACTTGGGTAAGGCACAGCAACTGGTATAGGCAACTTACCACCTGGATAGCACACATAGGCTGGATACTCTGTTTCCACCACTCTGTAGAATTGTGCTTTTAATGTTCTGTCATGTTTGATAGCTTGCCATGGCATACCACCAAAATATTGATCACTAATACGAATGCTTATAACTTTAGGCAAGTCCATCCACTTCCATGTTAACTTACCATCATCACCAATGGGTGCCATTGGATCTGGAACGCCCATTTCAGCGGCTTCACGATATGCTTTACAGCGAGCGGCCACTGCTTCAGCATTTGTTTGTTCGCGTGTGATGTAGAACTTACCATCCTGGCGTCCTGTAGTAACTTTGATGTTACCTTGTTTGTTCCAATCAGTGCGGCTCCAATCGCCCTTCATGCTGTTGTATAACTTATCGTTTTGTAGCAGACGATCTGCTACACCATTATGGTTGGTAATTGTACCACCATGGTCTTGTCTCCAGTAGTCGTGATTCTTTTCTGGATCTGTGTCACTTAGGTATTCTGGTTGGTTTATATCATTCATAATGTTATTTATGTCATAAAGAAAGGGCTCCGTAGAGCCCCTTCTGTGTTGCAACTTAATCTATAGTAGATTAAGTAACATCTCCTGCACCTTGGTTTACACGCTGTACCAACACTGCTGGGCGAGCACTTGGTAAACTTGAACTTGTGCCTGCTTCAATCTGGTTAAGCATTCCAACTCCAGCGGGATTTCTAATTATGAGAGTCCCTTCCATGATGAACTGATCTAGCGATGAATCTGCATTGCTAAAAACTTCATTGTTGGGGCCCAAATCTCGCAAGCTACCCCACTGTAGCACATCTTCATTCAAGAAGTAAATGCTGTTGGGAACAACAGTATCCATGATCCATGAATCAAAGATTTCGTAACTGTAGTTAAAGTCACCTTCATAAGTTTGGATTGTGTCACCACGAGCACTATCAACACGGTTGATACCGCGTGACTGTGGCATGTTGTCACTTAAACTTGTGCGTAGGCTTGTAGGTGCAACTACTGTGCGGATTTTAGCGTTGTAACGCTGTTCAGCAACTGTAACTAACTGCTTGTATAACGCTGGGCTAAACAATTGGTTAACAAAAGTTCCTGTGTAAAACTGACTACCTTGAGCCGCAATGTCAAACGCACTGGCCGCTTGTGTTGCTGAGTCTGTTGACTCGTTGTTGGTGTAAGTGCTCATCACACTGACAGTTTGGCTGGATGTGTTGAAACTTTGTGTACCTGCAAAGGCACTCAATGAACCCATACGACGACCAGTTTGACCTGCTGGTAAACCACCAGCTGTACCTGCTTGACCTGCATACTTTGTACCAATTTGGTCGTTACGAACCAATTGTTGTTCCACATCAAACATTAGTTCAATTAGCTGTTTTACCTCTTGGTAGGCCTGAGGATCACCACCAGATTGCATTACAGCGCGAGCAGTGCCTGTTGCGGCAATAACTGTGCTGAAAATCTGTGTGTAGTTACCTAAGTTGTAACGCTGATTGCTTTCTGCACTTGCTGAACTAACAGCGGCGCCTTCAAGTTGAGCTTGAACTGCTGGAGTGCGATAAATGTCGTCAGTCCACAGAGGTAGTGTACTGTTGACTTTACGCTTCTTTGACATACACATGTTTAACACAGGTGTATCATCTTTTACGCGATTGGACACATCTAGGTCCAAGTCTTTAACTACGATGTCCGCACCGTAAGCGGTTGTTCCGTTACCAATCTGCGTTGTTGTAATTTGTGCCATAATATTATTTCCTTAAAATAAATTATCTCCTACCTGAACGAATACTCTGTAAGCGTTGCATTAGTAGGTTGTCGCCAGCTTTTTTATCGCCAGCTTTGGCTTGTTCACGAAGTTTAGTAATATCACTGTCTGCTGATCTATTGCCTGGAGTACTACCTCGTCTTTGAGTTAGTTGTGCCATGCTAGAGCCTGCGCTTTTGGCAGTTGGTTTATCCCTATATCGTAATCCGTCGCGTATGAGACTTAACAAGCCTTCATCACTGCTGACCAAATCAATATTTGGTACTCCTGGGACAATTTCACCTTTGGCTTCAGGCCATAGCTTGGCAATTTTATCGCGAACTTCATTGTAGACAAATTCATTTTTCAACTCTTTGTCTTTAAAGTTCTTACGAGCAAAATCCAAACGCTCTGTTACCTGCTGTGTACGCACCTGCCTAAACTGGTCTATTGCTGGCCTCAACTTACCAATGGTCTGTTGTTGCTGGCGAATATAACTTTCATTCTGTTGCATACTAGCCTGAATCCTTGCCACTTGAGCAGGATCCTGTGTTCTCTGTAATTGTTGCTGAAAGGTGGTTTGATAATTTTGTGTTTTAACAATTTCATCATACGCTTTCTTCAACTTAGGTTGAACAGTGAATTCCATCGCAAGAGCTAAACCTTCCTGTCTTGATCGCACATCGTTTAAGTATTCGTTAAACTCTGCTCTATCAACTTTCAGTTGTCTCGCTTCTTCATGTATTGCGCTTCCTTGGCCCAATATTGCCGCGGCTTTCTTAGCATCAACTATGATTTCTTTGCCATTCTTCATAAATTTGAATTTGGCGTTTGGGTTTGTTTCTGCAAACTCAACGAAATCAATTAGTTCATCTGCTGTAGAATCATTACTATCAGTGCTTACAGTTTCCTGGGCATCTGTTTCTTGATTGTCGCTAGCGTTATCGTCTCCATAAGAGTCGTCAACTTCAACACTTTCAGGTGTTACGGGGTTTGATGTTTCTGCCGTCTCATCTTGACCCGTTGCAGTTTGTTCAGTAGCTCTAAGTTGGTTACGCTGTGTGCCTTCACGCATAGCGGTCATCTTTTGTGCTATAGAATCTAAACTAGGAACTGCGCTTTGTTCAGTGCCCGTACTCTGTGGAGCATTAGGGGTGATCGTTGTTTCCATATCTATCCTTAAATTGTAAGGGCCTTGTGGGTTACCTTGTAAGTTTATTTAGTATCGCTTTAAGGCTGGTTGTCCGTATTATGCTCAGCCTTGATCATTATATTCTTTTTATACACAGCCGTTTGTAATGTATTGATAAAACTATCAATACCACTCAGTTGATTGGCCAAAGCAATGCGTTCTGCATTGGCATCTGTGGTGTGTGTTCTTATATTGGTCATAGCATCATTAACTTCAAATTTGAAGTGATGTATAAACATGGCCAAGTCTCTGTTTTTCATTAAAGCTTCTGCTAAACTACCATACTGTTTAACAGCATCACGCTGGCTTGGCGTTAACTTTTTAGGGTTACTTGTATCAATCGTAAGACGCTTGTTATAAGCATCTACTGCTTCCTCACTAATCATTTCCGTTCCTTTTTTTAACTGTAAACTTTAGGATCGCCTGCGGCCATTGACATAAAGTCAAGTTGGGTTTCAGCGTCCTCACCAGCAACTTCCATTTGAATTTGCTTGGCTTTGGTATCATTCAAGTTGGCAGTTGACAAATCTTTCTTATCAACTGGGCTTGGTTCTTTGTTCTTAGCGGCTTCTTGTGCTTGTTGAATCATAGCAATAACTTCTTCATCGCTTGGCAAGTAGCTGTCACTGTCTTTGACACCCAGCACATACAAGGTATCAGCAAATGGCTTTTTGACTTTCTTGTACATTTCAGGTGTTAGTGTGCCTGCGGCAACCATACCTTGTGTCATTTGATACAAGTCTGTTTGACACTTTTGTATAATTTGTAAACGACCCAAGGCGTTTTCTTCTGACTTCATGCCCAGCGCAAGTTCCAAGTTCAATTGCTTACGCTCACAGAAGTTCATGTCATCCCAGGCCATGTAATCTAAAAACTCTGGCTTCTTGTCTGGGTGACTTGATTGTGCCAGTTTCTTAACACCATAGTCATCACCATACTGGATCAAGGTGCGCCATACCAACCATAGAGCTTCTTTAAGACCTTCAGCCGCGTTGCGTACTGTATTGTCTTGAATAATTTGATTAGGACTTAGAGCCATTTGTAGCTTGACACCACTATTACCTGCGGCCATAACTTCTGGATTGAATACATCTTGTGGAGTAGTCATACCAACCATGGCCATTGTGTCTTGTTGAATACGATTCATTGCAACTTCTAAGAACTGCAAGTTGCCACTTGGAGGAGGCATTTGGTAAATGTCTGTGGCTGGATTAAATTTTGAGTCCAAGATAAAGATTGCGCTTTCGCCATCTTGCATCATTTCAAAGTCAACACGATCTGGCTTGACACCAATGCGTGGTGTTGCTGTCAGCAAGCCCAATTGAATCTCAGCACGGGCCGCGGAGGTGTTGTATTCCTGCATGGGAATAACACTTTCACCAACACTCATACCATAGAAGTTGCCAGGTAAGGGCTTTGGACACATGTTGGCAACAGGAATAAATTCTACTTCTCTTGCGCTGATAATGTAACTACCACTATAAATTAATTCTACTAGTTCTAGTTCACCATCACCATCAATGTCATACTTGTTCCATACAGTGACAATACTGACTTGTTTTGAGTCTGGATCTGCTGATGCCGCACTGCTCACAGGAATACCCATGACAGGTACTGAGTCTCTAGCATGGATAGCCAAGTTGTTTAGTACGCTACCTGCTTGGTAAGCGCCATTCATGTTGTATTCTGCGTGTTTGCGGAATTCTTCTAGGTTAATGTCTGGATACAGGTCCATTGCTTCTTGAATACTCATTGGATCGTAATAGCCACAGAAAGGTTGATTCTTCATTTCAGGAACTGTGGGATCACAAATCCAATAGTGCTGTGCAATAGGATGGAATTGAATATTGATGCTGTAGCCAGTTAGTTTGTATTTGGCTTTGTAACTGGTGTTGCGACTCAGCGCACTATTGACAATTTCTTGTTCACCAGTGGCTTGTTCATCTGTTGTTGGACCCATTGCTTCCTGGTCTAGTTCTTCAGGAATTGTTCTTAAACTTTCAATTTGTGTATCAATTGTGTTTTGTAAATTTTCTTTATTGCTGTCGCCTAAGTTTTGTTGGATCTCTGCCATGGCTTTGATCATGTCAACATTGTCTCTGCGTTTGCTTTGGCGTAGGGTTGTCAGGCCTGATTCAGCGGCTTGCATCTCAAATGCTCGCAATTGATCGTTTGTACCACTGATTTCTACATAACGCACAATCTGTTCACGCACTGGTTTGATCATCATCATACCGTTTTTGTGCATGTTGGCGTCCATGATCCAACGCTCTAAGATAAAGTGTGGATCATTCATTTGGTTAACAATTTTGTTGACCATATCACTGGCTTGTCTTGCGGCCGCTTCATCTTCTTCACCATCAGCAACAAACTCAAAGTTGATCTCACCATTGGGCATTAGACCCTTGGCAATAACAGCAGTGGCGTAATCAACAATGGGCTTTACAGTTGGGTGAATATAGTCAATGCCGTTTACTGGTGCTGTTGAGTCTGTAACTGCAAGACACAGGTAGTGATAATCTGTTGCACGATTTACTGCGTTCTTTGTGCCTAGATAGCGCAGGTAGGATGCCATTTTGACATCCATTTGATTCTTCATTCGCACAAAAACAGCGTTAATCTTTTTGTTCTGATTAATGTCTTCTACTGGGATATTCTTAATATCAAGCATTGTATAGGGTTCCCTTAACTGATGTATTATTTAGCATCAAATGAATTCACCAGGAAGTATGATCCTTGATTGATCATTCACACGATTGGCGTAATCTTTGGCCACAACAAGATCACATGCATGACAATGTTTGGGTGCATCTTCTTCATCTAGCTCAATAATAGTATGTGGAACAGCGTTAACTATCATTGCTTTCTCAAATACTTGTGCGTGTCGTTCACACATGATATAAGGGGTTTCTTCCCCTACAGTAACTAGAAACTTTTCATTCATATTATCCTCCAGGGTCGTAGGTCTTCTTGATTGCGGCTTTGTTGCTTTCGTCACGCGGTTTCATATACTTGTCACGAGCTGCCATCATACGCTGTTGCGAAGTTCTATTGTCCCATGGCTCAGCAATACCTTGCAAGCAGGCCAACAGCGCATAACGGCAACTGTCAATGGTGTCATCTGGATCACTAAAGCGACCTTGACTGTCCACATAGTAGTTTTGTGCGTCACTGACAAACTGTGTACAGTTTTGATTGACCATTAGGCTACCAACTTCCAGCATTTGACGCATTTGATTGATACCATAACTCTTATGATTAGTTACCCTTCCTTCTTGGTCAGGAGGATTCATAATAGCTTTGTGATACACATTCAATTCGTAACTTTCAAACAGTTCTCTAATTGAGTTTGAACTCATGGTGTATCTGCCAGCAGTATTAGCGTCAGCAGGTAGCACAATAGGAGTACCAAACACTTCAGGACGAAGGAGATGATTGATATACTGGCTGGGGACAGCCTCTTCAATACCCTGCACACAGATTTGTTTATGTAAGAAAGCAGTTCGTTCATAAGGATCCCAATACATTAAACTGATCACAGTTTTGTCATTTACCAAGCCCAAGTCAAGTGCAATCACACGCTGAATGTTTGGCATTCTAGTAAAGTCATAATCACCTGTTTGATACAAGGGCCATTCACGGATTTGAAACACAGCACCTTTGCCCATAACTGGCTTACCAGCAATACGAGCTTCTCGTTCATGTGGCAAGTAATCGCGCTCTAACTGACGGCGGGTCTCCTTCAGCAGGAATGGTTGTCCCCAAGGATCATACTCAGGACAGTCATCCCAACTTACACGAATAAACTCATAGCCTTCTTCTTTGTTCCAGAACTTGCTAACCAGGCCATTCAGACCTTTTAAGGGTGTAAAACTACAAAGTACTTTACCTTGTGTGGTAGCAGTTCGCGTTACGATTTCACTGAAGAAGTCATCTGGTGGCTGTTCATCAAACACAGCAAGGTTCAATTTGAAACCCTGTAGCTGACGAACTTCCTGCGTGTAATTTGCAAATAGGAGATAACTGTTGCTGCCAGAGACATGACGAATCTCTACACCAATACAGTTGGCACCATCATTACGCATTGTATCTACTACAATACAATCACGAGGAATAACACCTGTGCCAAGATTATCTGTAATCTTAACATCTTGGGTGCCAAGCAATTCATTCTGTAATACAAGCGCAACTTGGCTCCATCCTTCACCAGCAACCATACAGGTAATTGGTTTGTTGAAGCGATAGCCAGTCCACCAAGAAGGATATTGTCCTGTCAGGTGACATGCTGTTTCATAACAAGTGCTGACTGTTTTACCAATACGGTTGGCGGCCAAGATACCACGGCGTTCACTGGCACCAGTTTCAAAGAATCTTAATTGATGTTCAAATGGCCTAAAGTATTTGAGTTGATGATACCGCATGTCATCTGCTGTTTCAATTACTAGTTCTTGCAATTGTAATTGCAAATTAGTTGGCCAAGTTCTATAAGTTTCTGGTGCAACTTCATTTTTATCCAAAGCATAACGCAGGGCACGAGCCATTAAGGTTTCTGTGCCAATCATGTTAGGCCTTGGGTTGGCTGTCTAAGAACTCAGTTAAGATATCACGCAAGAACACAAGATCAAACTTGTCAAAGTCATAATCAATTTCACAATCGCCCATGCCATCTTCATTCAAGCGAAATGTTAGATGACAATGTGTTTTACTGATCCAAGCACCTGTAACATCAAAACTGCTGTCTTCATTGCTTGCTATGTTCGTCATTTGCGATCTCCATTGGATACTCTCTATTGATCTTACTTAGATTATAAAGTGCTTCTGCTAGATTGGCAATTTCTTCTGCTGTTGAGTTCCATGTTGCAGGATCTGCTAGGTCAGTGGGCTTGCGTGTTAAGATAGCCTGCAAGCGTTCAGCAGTCAAGCGCATACAATGTTCAATCTGTCCAGGAAAGCGAGCTTTGAATCCTTCCCTGTGACTGGCATTGATCTTTTGTGATATCAAAGTATCACGAACCATACGCTCTTGCTGTGCTTGATGAATCATTCCATCGCGGATTTCATTGGTCATTTTAGATCCCAAGGATTGTTGGCAACATTACTATTCATTGTAACAAATTCACGATCAACCCATACTGCCCATTGATTGCTGTTGTTGACACGGAATGTCTGCATCATGGCACGAAGCTTTTTACCTTGTGGTGTCAGTGTGCCATCTTCACGCATGATAGTTTGCTCACCTGTGCGTGGGTCAACAATTTTAATAATTTCAGGTCTAATGCGGCCAAACTTGTCAATTTTTTCACCATGTGGTCTTTTACTAAGTGGACCAAGAATTTCATAACTGATTTGTCCTGTATTATACTTGCGGAATATAACATGACATTTATGATCTTGTGCTCTTGCGTCTGGGTCTGGATGTGGAATGTGTGGTGACCAGAATGTATTTTGAATCTGAGTATGATCTGGCAAATTGGCATCACGATCTGGTGCTGGCTTGATTGGATCTTCTGGAATCATTTCAGCCTTATCAACATAAGGATTGTCACTGCCAGTGTACTTGGCATCAACAGGCACGCCATTCAGCGTGTCCATGGC